GTAATATTGTCCTGCTTGTATTTTTACTTCGTGTTTGGCATCAGTCACAAGTGATGACTCTGTACCGACAACTGCACCACTAATAACAATGGTTTGCTCCCCGGTAGATGCAAAAAATCCTGTAAATACTTTGTCTGTCGAGCTGTTTGTCTGCCAACTGTCTGTAAAGGACAATCCGTAAATCGTCCCATTGTGCTGATATTTCGTTGTAACCGTCTTAATCGCTGGACTGATACTAACTGTTGATGAACGCTTGATCGTAGGTGTAACGCTGATATCCTCGCCAACAAGCAGATCCTCGACATCGGTAAACGCATACAACACACCCGTGTCATAAGTGTTACAAGCGCTCACCAATGAAAGATCTGGATAACCAAATACAGTATCGTACACATCCTGACTATGCGGATCAAAAGAATCACTCTGATATATTCCCGAAGCATTGTACTCGGTTATGAATACATCTTGTGCATCTGTCATCCCCGACATATTCACCAACCAAAAATATCCTTCTGACTGAAATAAAATTAAATTGTGATTCTTTAATAGTCTCTCTAATGCTTCACGCTTAGATATCGGTGTCCTATCGTCATCGTCCGATCCATCCTGCAACTGATATCGACTCATATATGTTTGGTGCAGATAGCATTCGCTTCTCGTCAGCTCCGCATTGATAAACGGTGTCACCGCTTTAATAGGTCTATTCAACCCAAAGTCACCAAAGATACCTGCAAACACTTCAATGATTGTGTCGTAATTAGAACTTGCCCCACCAGGTGCATAGTCACCCGACAACACCGAAAAGTCTCTTGCTACAAATAAAGAACTATATGGTTTTGAGTCCTCTTTGAAACTGGTCAAATCAGGAATAATATGTCCACGCCATTCCGTAGTGAAGGGATCGCTGTCCGAATCTTTGTATTGTAAACTCACCTGGTATCGAAGATCATCCGCACCAAACATCGAGTCAATGATATCATCCCCATCGGTATCTTCAATCCATACACCAAAACGCACTTCGCCTGTATTGATAGGTGATGAATAAGGAATCCTTTCGTCTGAATTGGTGTGAGAATACACGATTTCAGGCGTTCCCTTCATATCCTTATATACGGTTGTGGCATCTTGATCATCCGTCACCGTTATCTGCCATATTCTGCCAGTATCGGTTGCGCTGTATCGTGTTCGGAAATTCATCGGCTATACGCTACCTGTCCTCTTGTTCCTGATATAAAGATATCCTCACCCCTTAATTGACCTTCAACCTTGACAACCATTTCTTGCATACCGCCACCCAGTTTTGAGAAGTCTTTCATCGCTAAGATGTTGTCGTCAGGATGGAATTTGATAATATCTCCTGACGAAGTAATCAAAGCATCGTTTACACTTGTTTCCGTCCCCCCTGGTCCGGCTGATAACAACCCTCTAATTAACGATGTCAACCCGACAAGCGCTGTACCCGCCGCTATCGCTGCAAAGGGATTCAGTAATAGTTGTTGAAAGGCAACTGCTGCGATACCTGATGCAATAAGTAGTTGACCAAACTGCTGTGTGAAATCCAATACCACATTTAAGAGACTATTAAAGAAATCTTTCATATCGCCTTCGCCACCGATCAACTTACCAAGAGACTCGCCAAATGTTGATATACTTGTCGTTAGTGCTTGTGAAACTACCTGACCTAAGTCAATAGCTGCCTTCGTTGTTTGACCAAGACTATCAGCCCACCCTTCACTTGCTTCTTTCGCTTGTTTGCCGATATTAACAAAGCGTTGCATCTTTTGATTCATAATGCCTGTTTGATCAGTTACACCTTCATCTCCAACATCGGCTCTTGGTGTCACTGGTAACGCTCGTATCTCATTATTCAACGCTAATACCGCATCGTAGATCGCTTTCGCAGCATTGTAAACATCGTTAAAGCGTTGTTCGATTCCGGGAAACGCATCAAGACCCGGCATTGCTAAGATCTCGGCAATACGATTGAGATTCTCTTCGGCTTCAATCACAGAACTTGTTTGAAGCGATGCCTGTATATCGTTAAGAATTGCCTCAAAATTCGCCTTCTCAATCGCTTCGAGCGCTTCTTTATATCTATCTGTCTGCCCTGTGATGTGAGCAAGTGTAGCAAGAAACTGCGCCCCCAAGCCATTTGCACCCGACAGATCGGCTATATACAATCCAAATGCTGATGTTAGTTTCTCCGTTGTATCTGCAATCTTATCGAACTGCTTGTCTAAGAGTCAATATCCGATATGTTTTCCAGCTCATCTCGGAACTTCCGTACATTCTTAACTTCCCTGTAAAACGTAGTACCTAACGTAGCAACCGATGTCGCAACAGCCACAAAAGGATGCGCATTCATAAATAAAAACAACCCTTTCAGCGCCTTGCTTATCACGACAATGTTTTTCAGTAACGAACCAAGCGCCCACGTCACCAACGGAACAACCGCAGCCAACGCCCCCATCTTCAAGGTGTTTCTTTTCGTTTCGTCATCCATCGCCTTGATACCTGCCATCGCATCTTGTAACGCAGGGATAAAAGACTCTTTCAATACAGGGATAATCTCTTTACCAAACTCAATCCTAAGATCTCGCAGACTGGCTTCTAACTCCTTCATCATATTGGCAAAAGAATCACTGGTACGAATCGCATCACCCTGTGCATCGGTGGTGCTGTTCATAATAATATTAAGACGTGCCAACGCTTTCTGCTGATTCGTTACCTCGTCAGCACCTGCATCAATGCCCATATTCAGAAGCTCCTGCTTTAACGTAGCCTCTGTGATAAGAACACCGAACTTCCGGACCGTTTCGTGGTTGCCGATCATCGCACTGGTAAGGTCACGAATCACATCGGCATCCGCCATATTGTTGAAAGACCCCAGGTCAACACCCAGTTGAACCATCTGCTGTGAGAGTTTAGCCGCTTCATCCCTCGCAAAACCCATCGGCACAAACGTATCCTGTAACGTAGCAAGGTAACTCTCTAAATCAAGACTGCTTCGCTTAACCGCAGCCGCTGTCGTTTCCGCCCATTCTCTTGTATCTCCGGCTAAATCCCTGAATACCGTGTTAAACTTACTCCTTGTTTCCTCGGCATCACTTGCCGCCCTCACCATCGCAGTACCAATACCAACAATCGGGAGAGTCACTTTCATCGACATATCCCTGCCGAAGGACTCCATCCGTGTACCGAAGTTCTTCAAACTGGCTGATGCCTGTTTTAGATTCGTGTCAAAATCCTTGGTATCAACCTTAAAAACAACTTTCAGGAACTCGTTGATCATAACTTGCTCATAAATTTATCGTACTGCTCTTTGGTGGGCTTCGGCTTTTTATCGCTCGGTAAAGATACCAAATCTTCGGGACGTACCTTCTTACCCTTTTTAAGATGTGGCTGTAATAGCAAAGAAGCCAAGACCCTGATCTTGTGCCACTCCTCATACCTACGCCTTTTATATCCTTCCTGACGTAGATGGAATTCCCACAAGGTCATTGCCCTGGCTTCCTGATACGATAATTGTAACTCTGAAAAACAAAAGGAATAGACCTCGTTGAGATCTACTCCGCCACCGCCTTTCCCTCGCCTGTCCCCAATACGCCAAGCGCTTTATTCAACTCGGTGAAGGCAAGATCTTTCAGCTCTTCTTTCGTTACATCGTTGTGTTTCACTAAATGATAAATGAACAACCGAATGTTCTTCGGTGACTCACTGATACTGGCTTCCCATCCTTTCTTGATGTTCAGCTCATCACAGTAATCTTCAATAGCACCTAACGTCAATTTTACATCTAACTGACGACCGTTTAACTCGATGTAGGTTTTGTTCATTACCAGCCTGATGGTGTTGTTGTGGTTAACGCTCCGTTACCTGTCAATGTACCTGAAAAGGATGCAGTCGCTTCCATCTCATTGGTAAGTTCCAAATTAGCAAGTGATACCTCACCATAAAAGTAAGCAGAAGCAGACCCATCGTCATCTTCGTCAACCGCAAAGATCATCCGTGCAGTTGTAATACGTCCGTTGATAAGTCCCCACAGATCCGTGATGTTGTCACCTGCTGAACCACCGAAATCGGACAGACCGTCAACCGTCACTTCCCACGACCGAAGCCCTGAAATGTGTTCTGCCCATCCTGCCGAATCTTTGGTGGTGGCATCGGGTAGGTCGTGTGTGATGCTAAGAGTTGCGTTTGTCGTGAATAATACCTTTTCTGATGCAGTCGGTGTGGTGGTGTCATCCAACCAGATAACTACATTTGATCCGTTGATTTGTGCCATTGCCTTGCTATTAGTTCGTTACGATTAGTTTCTGTTTCAACATTGTTGCTGTGGTGTTTGTATCTGATTTCAAATATACGGAAATTTTATCACCTGCTACCAAGTCGGCAACCTCGAAAGATGTCATAAACATCTCACGCCCGGCAACTGTTTCCAATTGTGCATTACAAACACATAAGTTCACATCGTTCTTTCTGATTTCCAAGTCAAACACGAGATTGTTGCCACCCGTAAACGATACCATAGCGAATATCTTGTATCGTCCGTTATTCAGGATCAGAATGTGATCTGTACCCAGTTTGACATTATCCTCCGTTCCCTCTGACCACCCTGTGAGTAGAGTTCCTCTGGTTGTAGCCGATAAACTTTGCGATCCACTGAAATATAGTTTCCCATACGCACTCGGTATCGGTAAATAGTCGGCTATCGCTTCTCTCGTTGCTAAACTTGCTTCTGTTAGTTCTATATCAGGCATAACGCTTAAAGGCTATTTTGTCACCGTTGTATAAAATATCATCGCCATTGTAGGTTAGATACCCCCTGCCTACATCCTCAATGATATGTCTGAATCGTATTTCATTGCGAAAATAAAAATAGGTATCCGTCAGCTCCTCGATCATCACTTCATTGTCAACAACCGATGTCACTACATTGAAGCTCGTCAGTTTCATCCTGTTCGTGATTTTTCGGATACGCTCTTTGATATCACCACTGATGGAATATACGGAAGTTCTCGATCCGTAGTTTGCAGGGAATCTGTCAATCACTCGCAGACCAAGTGTAACTTCCATCCCAAAGGATGTTTTGTTTGACCTGTCGATAAGTGTACGTTCACCCACTTTTATATGCGGATATTCGGCTTCTAAGGGCACAACATCATAGAAGGGTACACTAACCCCCCCGTAAGTGATATCGCTTAGCAGAGAAGCGTATTTCGTTTGTAGTTCAATGCCAGGATCTTTCATTGAAGTGCTTTTCTCATTCGTTCAATGTGCTTCGGTCGCTCGGCTTCGGCAGCAGGGAATAAAAACGGTCGTGCTGGTAACCGTCCTCGCCCTGTTTCGTAAAACGTCATTGCGTATTCTCGCAAGTCTTTATCTTTTGTCGCTAAATACTCGGCAGCAAACGCCCCTGTACCAAATTCGACATACTGTGCGTAATCTACCTTGACCTCGACATTCGCTTCCGTTCCGGAATGATCAGGTGTAATGGCACTGCGTAACCGCCCACCTGCTCCGATCTTCTGATTCGTTGGTGCATTGCGCTTCGCTTGTCTTTCGATGTTCAAACTTGTGATCTGATTCGCTCTCTTGATCTTTCCAACTGCCATTGTCCACGTTGATCACAGTGTTTATGATATATCGGTTCGTTTTACTATCCAATAAACGAATACCATTGTCGATATATGACCGGACATACGAATAACTTACAAGATCATTTCTCCACCGGAAGGTAATCTCATGGGTGGTGTTTTGAACTGTTCGATCTAAACTTAACAGCCTTTTTGCGCTTAACGGTTTTATATCCGCCCAGGTCGTGAACAGATTCGTGTCGGCTGGTATCGTCCCCCCCATACCGTCATCGGTTGTTGATGTGAATTGAAGCGCAACCCTGTCCTTCAACGACCCGACATTGACCCTGTCGCTTCTTTTTATCATAAGGTCATCACCCGATATTCAGCCCACAGATGTTTTGAGCTGTTAGGCATTTCATAGACATTAAAGTCGGCTGTATTTTGCCTGTCCTCATAGTTGGAAGCGATCCATTTCAGCAGACCCAGTTTCAAGTTGCCCGGTAAAACATCGTAACCAGTCGAATAATTAACAACCAACCTGTTTCCGTAGGCTACTTGTTCAGGTTTCAACACTCGTATCTTATCGCCTACCTGTTCCCACACAGAAGTGACATCATTGTTCGTGCCATCTTCAAATCTGTAATTAACAGTTGAAACACTGGTAACTGGTGCGTAAGGTAAGTCCACAGAAGCCCCAAAT